CTACATCGGCACCTTCACGGTCACCTTGCGCGGCCGCTGGCCGTTGCCCTGGACGAGAACGGTGATGACACAGCTGTCACCGGACGGTTGGGCGGAAAGAAGCTGCCCCCCGGTCTTGGCGACAACCTGGGCGGCAGCATCGCTGCAATCGCCGCCGGCGCGCGCGACCAAGGTCGGCGTCGTCACCGGCAGCACAGCCGACCCCGCCGTAATGGCGGCCGCTGCTGCTACGCTCAAGAGTGATGCCATGCTCATACTTCCACAGGGACATTAACTTGAGCGAATATGTACCCAAACCCGCCTGAATGGCAAATGAATGGGTGGTAACTTTCTGTTGGGCAACCGTCCTAGAGGATACCCGGCTATCAGCTTGATTTAATAGCGGAAGTCGCCGTCACTCGGCCGTAGACGGCGACCAGACTGCCCACCGCGCCGGCGATTGCAACCGCCGAATCGGCGATGGTGGATTGATCCGCCGCGCCGACCTGAATGCCGGTGAATTGCAGCACCGAAGCACCAAGCGCGAGCAAGGCGCCCCACACGGTTTTCGAAAGATACCACTGCTTGACGTCTTCCATGGAACACTCCTTTTTGGGTTGGAAGCTAAGGGGTGACGATCGCGAAAGCCGGGATGCCAAGCGGCACCCGCTGGCCCATCTGGGCGACGATCACCTGAAGTTGAGATTGTTTTGCGCCGAAATCGGCGAGCTCGTCGGCCTTGGAATAAAGCCATGTCGGCTGCGTCACCTCGACCTGCCGAACGACCTCGCCGCTTTTTATGATCTGCAGCTGGTAACGCTCCGTCGGCTCATCGAGCGGGATATCCGGCGGGATCCAGTTGTCGGCGTCGATCCGGCCGCGCCTGATCCAGCTGATCGCTGTCGCGCCACTATCGTCGCGGCTAGCCGTGATATGAACGGGAGACAAAGGCGTTTGCGCGCGCAGCCCGCCTTCGAAGGCGAAGGGACCTGCCATGCCCTTTGCACCGGCCGCTTCCGCAATCCAGTTGAGGGCAAGGCCCATTTCCTCGCTGGCGAGCCCAAGCGGCTGGACCGCATCGTCGAGAAAGACGATCGTCGCTCCCGCCTCAGCGCCTGATGCCATCGCATCCTCGGTGCCGGCGAGCCCGCGCAACAGACCCGTAAGCTGCCATCGATTGGCGGCAATCTCTTCGGCGTTCAGAAAGGCGCCGATCTCCCAGACGCCGCTGATCGCCTGCAAGGCGAAGAGATTGCCGCCGTTCAGAACCGAAAGTTCAGGCAGTGAACTCAGCCCATCGAAGGGCAGATCGACGAGGAGCGGCTGCGACCAGTCGAAACGGCCGCTCACGCCCGCAACGACGGGCGCGACCAAGCTGCCGATCTTCGCCGGCTTGTCGAGGAGAACCCGCGTCGCATAGCCCTCCGATGACGGAGAGGAGGAAAGCATCGTGGTTCGCCAGGGTTTCGCATAGACCGCCCCGCAGGCGAAGCTCGACGCATCGCCGCTTGAAAATTGCGGCAGGTCCATGAGTTCGACGATCGGAGCAAACAGGCAGGAGGCGATACCGGAGGAACCCTGGCCGGACCGGCTGCTTTCGACGGTGACACCGCCGGCGAGCGGCGCGAACTCGCGCGCCTCGATCTTGCGCGACGTGCCGTCCTCGATACGGGTCACGAGAAAGCGCCCATCCGGTCCATCCTGGACAGTCAATACATCGCCGGGCTGGACCGCGATCTCGGTCGGCGCAAAGGAAAGTGTCAGCGAGCGGCGCGAGATGCGGTTGTCGCGCAGCAGAGCCTCAGCTGCCGCCAACGCGGCTTCCTCCGGCATGGTTGCGCCGAGGTCGTAGCGCAGGGTGCGGTTCGAGGAAGACGGCGCCCGGCGCGACCGCACACTCGATTGCTGATAATCCGCGTCGGGATCGAAGAAGGTGACGATCGCGTCTGCGGCATAATCGCTGTCGTGGCCACGGACCTCCTGCCAGAGCGGCTGATTGTCGATATCGGCAAGCGTCGCAATCCGAATGGCCGGCAGGCTGGCGCGTGTGCGCGAGCGGAAGCGCAATACCCTGCCATCCTCTATCACGTCGATCTGGAAGACTTCCAGCAGCGGATCGATCAGGCTGCGGGCGGAGGTGACGTCGCCCTGGGCATAGCCGGTCAGATCGCCAGTAACCTCCGAGACGTCGAAATCGGTAAAATTCTGATCCCGCAGGATTGCCGCGATTATGTCGGCCAGCGTCCCGGAGCCGAGCCTGCCGTTCAGCCAATGGCCGGTGCGCCAATTGCCGCCATCGCTCCAGATCCACGTCTCCAGCGGAAAGGCCGGATAGGGCCGCGCATCCCAGGTCCAGACGAAGATATGGGTGGGATCGACCATGCCTGAAGGCGCACCAGCGCTGCTCCAATGGTCATGATGCGCTTCGAGGAAACGGCGCTGCATGCTGTCGGCGCGCATGCGGTTGGAGAAATAGGGTGCAGCCGACTCGATCGACTTCGGATCGAGGAAAACATTCGGCTGGTTGGCGCCCTTGTCGATGGCGGGGCAGCCGAGTTCGGTGAACCAGATGGGTTTACTGCGCGGCGACCACGCCGTCGCAGCGGCATGCTCGGCACCGCCTGTTCGCTCGTGATGCGGATTGGACCACCAGCTTTCGATGTCCTTGTAGCGGAATGTCCAGGGCTTGCCCGCCAGACCGTCGGAAATGACAGATCTCTTGCGATCGAAGCGGTCTGCATCGCTGGCATAATACCAGTCGAAGCCCTCGCCGCCGGTGATACCCGCATCCATGGCCGCGAGATCGTCCGGCACCTGGAAGCCGTCGGGGTTCGGTGCGGAGAGATCGTCGTCCCGCCAGTCGGCCAGCGGCATGTAATTGTCGATGCCGATGGCATCGATGTCAGGCGACGCCCAAAGCGGATCGAGATTGAAATAGACGTCGCCGCTGCCATCGGCGGGGTGGTAGCCGAAATATTCGCTCCAGTCGGCGCCATAGGTCAGCTTCGTTCCCGACCCGACCACTGCCCTGATATCGGCCGCCAGGGTCGCGAGAGCCTGTGCGAAAGGAAAAATCCCGCTGCCGTCGCGCAGTTGCGTCAGCCCACGCAATTCGGAGCCGATGATGAAGCCATCAACCCCGCCGGCAGCGGCGGCCAGATGGGCGTAGTGCAGCACCAGCCGCCGATAGCCCTCATCGGCACCGTGGTAGGTGACGGATTGCCCGTTCACGGAGAAATCGCCTGCTGACGCGCTGCCGCAGAAAGCTGCGATCTGCGCGCCCGCGGCACTGGTGCGATCCGCCGTGCCGGGCTGACCAATCGCGGGGAAACAGGTGATTCGCCCTCGCCAGGGATAGGTGGCCTGACCGGCGCCACCATAGGGATCCGGCAGCCCGTTACCGGCCGGGATATCCATCATCAGGAAGGGATAGAGGCAGACTTTCAGCCCCCGCGCCTTAAGGTCCGCAATCGCCTGAAATACGCTGAGGTCGTCTGGTGTGCCACCATAGGCAGGCCCGCCATCGCTGAGGCTGATCAGATGGGCATCCGCGCGCGAAATGCCGGACACGGACCAGGGGCTGCTTTCGCTATCGCGCGCATTGGTCTCGACACCTGGCACGATGCGACAGCTGCCAGCGCACAGATCCGTCCCGAACCATGCGACGACGAGCGCCACGCTTTCGAGATTGGGGCAAAGGGCAGTGAGTTCGTCCAGCGAGGCCTGCCAGTCCGTGGAAGCCGTCAGCACGTTGCGGTTCATGATCCGGGCGCTGCCGGCGCCGGTCTTCTCGGTCACATCAGTGGTGGCGTAGCCATGTTCCGTCGAGCCGGGAACGAGGGTTACTGCGCGGAGCTGGCTCTCAAGCCGGCCGATCGGACGCACCACCTCGAACTGGAAGAGCGGAATGCGGTTGCCGTAGGGGTCAAGCGGCAGATGATCGAAGACGACATAGGCAAGGCCGCGATAGGCCGGCGCATCACCCACCCCCTGCTTCGCCTCGATCAGCGGGTCCGGCAATTGCGTCTCGCTGCCGGTGTAGACCCGCATCTCGATTTCGGTGAGATCAATCTCCTTGCCGTCGGCCCAGACGCGGCGGATGCAGGCGACAGGCCCTTCGCAGAGCCCGATCGCGACATTGGCGAAATAATGGAAGGTCTCGACCTTCGGGCCGGTCGCCTTGCCGCCGGTGCGCTCGGTCGACACCTGTTCCTCGAAGCGCGTCGCCCAGATCAGCGTGCCGCCGAGGCGCGCGCTGCCATAGAGACGGCTGATGCCCGTGCCTTCATCGGCGCCCGGAATGCGCGCAGTTGAAAGCCGAGCGCCCGATATCGTCTGGCTGCCGTTGATCAACGTCTTGTCGAGAACGCTGCCGGCAAGAGCTCCTGCAGCCTGGCCGATGATCGCGCCGACAGGACCGAGCACGCCGCCGAGCGTTGCGCCGGCCGCCGCAAAGAGAATGGTTGCCATTGGGGCTCCTGAAAAACGGCGCGTTCACGCGCGAATAGTTCGCGCCGACAGACGGTCGTCTTGAAAATGCTCTTTAAAATTGCACTAAATTGGAGCGATCGAGCGCTGAAACAGCGCGTGCCGCACGGGCCGGCATATCGGTGAATAGACCGCGCCGACCTACGTCGGAAGCTTCATGACCCAATCCCGTTGAGCATCGGTGTCTGGGATTGGCAAACCTCTCGCCTTTTCGATTGCCGATAGCGCTGCAGAGGGAATGACGCCCCTGGCAATCAATATGGCGGCGGCCATGACAGAAGATCGACCGATCCCGGCTCGACAATGAATGGCGACCGTCTTGCTTTTGCCCGCCACCTCTGTCGCGAAACGAATGGCAAATTTGACATCGTCGGGAACACCCCGATCGGGAATGGGGAACGACAGAAATTCAATGCCGTTGTTCTCGCAGAGCGCTGCCTCCGTATCCAGCCCGAGATCGCCCACCTCGTCACGTTCCAACAGGCTGATGACGATCTCCACGCCTGAACGCTTCCAATGCGCGACCTCGTCTTCCAGCCAGTCACCTGCTCGCGGCCTCGCCATAATGGCAAGTTTGTATGGGCCAGCAGCCTCGATCCAATAGAGTTCTGAGTGCATTTGTCCGATTAAACCTGGTGCCGCCGACCTTTGCAAGACGCAACCAAACCTGGCTTTTCATCGATCTGGAAACCGGAAGGTGCCGGCAATGCGTCGTCGCCAGGAGGGCACGAGAGCGGAGTGGACGACGGTTGCCTGTTCGTAGGCGTGAATGAAATGCCGCCCGCCGCAGAGGATGCCGGCATGCTTCGCGGCACAATCCGGCCGCCAGCGGAACAGCACGAGATCGCCCGGCGTGCCTTCGCTTATCGGGATCGGTGGCCCGAAATGACGGATCGCGGCGTTCATCAGCCGCTCCTCCCCGCTCCGTTCCGCCCAGTCGCGGGCATAAGGACCGGGCAGCTCCGGCTCGCGACCATAGAGTTCGCGCCAGATGCCCCTGACAAGGCCGAGGCAATCGCAACCGACCCCCTTGGTGGAGCCCTGATGGCGATAGGGCGTGCCAATCCAGCTCTCGGCGATCGAGAGTACCTGTGCCTGAATATGCTCGCTCATGGAAACAACGGGCTCCCGTCATGGAGGCTGATGCCGTCGGCATAGGTGTAGGCGAAATCGGCGCCGGGCATGTGGGGAAAACCGCGGAAATTCTCAGGGTTGGCGAATTTCGCGCGGCAGGTCGCAAAGGCCTTGTCGCAGCCGGCGATCAGGACGATGCGGTCGCCGACAGTGGGCTCTGTGTCCAGCGGCAGCCAGAGCGTTACCTGCAGCCCGGCATTTGTCGCTGAATGACTGTCGATATCCGCGGAAAACCCGGCATTCGCGCCCTCGACGAAGGTCAGCTTGCCGTGCGCGAAGAAGTTGGCGGCGACGTCGCCTGTGCCTGACAGAACAAGCCGCGTCGTGTCGAGCACCGCCGCGACGGCGCCTTCGGCCCGATACTGCGGCAAGTTCAGATCGATGCCGCATCTGGCATCGCCGAGGACGGCGTCGCAGCGCCTGGCATAGATGCGCCCCTGGGGCTCGGAAAGCCTTGCCGCAAAGCTGCGCAGCTCCGCCTGGAACTGGCCGGTCTGCCGCGTCACTTCGCCGATCTCCTGCACCTTGAGCAGCAAATGCTGGTCCGGCGCCGCCCAGTTGACGAGATAGACCTCGACGCGGGCGCCATCGTAAAGCCCGGCGTTCAGATCCGCCTCGGTGATCGCATCATGGGAAAAGCCTCCGGCGACATTGCTTGTCGCGGCCGGCAGCCCCGCCTCCTCCTCGCCATCGCTGGCGGAAAAGCCGCCTGCCGCCAGAAACTGCGTGCCGGCAAAACTGAGGTCATGGTCATGCTCGGTGAAGCCGAGGACCAGGCCGTCACGGCGGAGTACCCGCCAGCAGTGACAGAGCGTGGTCGCATCGCCGGACAGATGCGCGGCCAGATCGGGATCGATCACTCTCACGGGGTGATCTCCATCAAGGGAATGGACGGGATGCGGCCGGCATTGAAGGCCGAGAGGTTGATATCGATGCGGTCGATAGCGAAGCGCACGGGGACATCGAATTCGAAACCGGCGGTGACGGTATGGCCAGCAGGTGGGATGGCTGTGGGCTGGAAGGTGACGATCCCCGTTGACGGATCACAGGCGACATCGGCAGCCGGCCAGATCACGCCATTGACGGCCACGATCACGGAACCGGCAACGGGCTTTGCGATTGCGCGCACGGAGCGTCCATCGGCATCGCCATAGGTTTTCACAAGCTGGAAGCCCGTGGTTGCGCCATCGCCGGTCCCGATCACCTGATCCAGCGCCGTTACCGGCGCGCCAGGGCGACCGGAGGTGAAATCGACGGGATCGCGAAAGCGAAAGCCATAGAGTTCGCCGCTGCGCGCCTCGAAAAATTCCAGGACGTCGTAGAGATCGGCGACCGAGCGGATGCCCGAACCGGCATCATAGCTGCGGCGAGCGTCGCGCCAGCGGCTGTTGCGGCTCTCCCGGCCGTTCGAGAGATTGACGATATCGGTGCGCCTGATCGGGCCGCCCGATGTCGCCAGCGACAGGCGCAGGGGAAAGCGGACCTCATGAAACCCTGACGTCATGGATGTCTCCTCAGAGATTGCGCTGGCCACGCATCGCCGTGCGCGCCAACATGGCCGATATCTGCGCTTCGCTTTTCTGGAAGCTCTGCGCATCCGGCGTCGAGACGTTGAAGACGATCTGCTGCGACCCGCCACCTGACGTTGCGACGCCGAGCGAACCGTCCGAGCCGCGCTTCAATGGCAGGACGGCTTCGGTTCCCGCCTCGCCCATCAGGCCGAGATCGCCACCCATCGGGAAATAGGTGGGCGAGGAGACCACCCCGCCATCGGCAAAGGCCGTCACCCGCCCGGGCACGCCGCCCTTGGCGAAGGCGAAGAGATTGCCGATGCCGCTTGTCAAGCTCGTCACGCCGCTGCCGATCGCCGTTTCGAGCGGCTTCAGCCCGGCCGAAAGCGCAATATCCGTCAGGCGGTTGCCGAGGCTCTGCAGGACGGTATCGAGGCTCTTGCCGCCCGTCGTCGCCGAGGTCAGCGCGCTCGCCAGCGCCGAACCGAAGGAGCGCGAACGGCTGTCGAGATCGTCGAGTGTTTGCTTGAGCGTATCGGCCTGTTCGGTCGTGGCGGAAAGGTCGGTGTCTTCTGTGGGCATGTTGGTTCTCTCCAGAGATGGGCGGTGTCGTGCGCTGTGGCCCCCTCATCCGCCTGCCGCCACCTTCTCCCCGAGGGGAGAAGAGACTCGGAGAACGGCCTTCGCCGATCTCAGACGGTGCTGTTGAAGCAAAGTTGGCGCGGCATTCCCCTTCGCCCCAGCGGGGGTCCGAAGGACGGGGCGAGAGCCGTGGCTCGACCCCGGTCGGGTGCCGGCAGCCGGATGAGGGGGCCGCGCGACACAAGATCAAAGATCAGGAAACCGCCGCATCATCCCCTCCAGCGCTGACCGATCGAGCCTCGCAACCCTTGGTGAAAGCCCGCCGGCCATGGCGTGAAATTCGATCGGGGTCATCGCCCAGAAGGCTTCAGGCGGAAGCCGCAGCAGGCAGAGGCCGACATGCAGGACGCGGCGCCAGGGAAAGGGTTTTGGCGCACAGTCGTCTGCGAAATCCAAGGCCTCGCCTGCTGCGGCTAGCGGGGGTCCGGGGCTGCGTCGGCTCCCTCCCCCAGGAATGTCGCCGAAAGCAGGTCGCGGACGAGTGCGGCATAGGCCGCGATCCCGCCCTCGATGCCTGATGCCGCGACATCCTCATCCGAAAACAGATTGCCGCCGCCGCGAAGGCCTGCGCCGATGATGCGGACCATGTCGGACGCCTTCAGCCGGCCGGCGGAAAAGCGCGTGGCGAGGCCGGTCAGGTCGTCGACGGCAAAGGCCGTCTCCAGCTCGGCAAGCGCGCCCAGCGTCAAGCAGAGGATGCGCCGCTCGCCGTCGATGACAGCTTCGATCTCGCCGCGGTGGCGATTGGCGCGGGCAGATGGTCTCGGCCGCAGCATCAGAGCGCCCCGAAGCTAATGACGCCTGCCGATTCCAGCGCGATATCGAAAGTCACCTCGCCATTGTGTTCGCCGGAATATTCGAGCGCCGTCGCCTGGAAAGGCCCGCTCACAGTGCCGAAATCCGGAATGATGATCTGCCAGGAGAGGATCGAGCCATTGAAGAAGGCATTGCGGATCAGCTCGTCCGACGCCTGATCCTTGAACAGGCCGGAGCCGGAGAGCGAGGCGCGCTGCACCCCCGCTCCATCAAGAAGCTCGCGCCACCGCCCGGCGCTTTCTGCATCGGTGATATCGACGGTCTCCGCGTTGAACGAGAGCTTCTTCGTCCTCAGCCCGGCCACCGTCTCATAACCGCTGCCATTATAGATTTTCAGGAGCAGGTCCTTGCCCTTCTGCGCCGCCATTGCGTGGTCCTTTCAAAGAAAAGCGCCCCGGCTGGAGCGCTGTACCCGATTTGTTCGATTTGGCCTTTCGCGTTGCAGTTGAAGCTGCTATCGCTCCGGGGCTTTTCATTCATTCCATTTCAGAATCCATGCAGACATCATTTTCGCTCCGCACCTCGCAGACGATCGCCGTGCTCGCTGTCGGCCAGCTCATCGGCTGGGGTACCACTTTCGACATGCTCGGCGTCATGGGCCGCATCGTCGCGCCAAAGCTGACGCTTCCGAACGAAGTGATCTTCGCCGGCTTGACGGTCATGATGGTGATCAGCGCGCTTGCCGGCCCCGCCACGGGGCGCTGGCTCGGCCGTTACGGCGCGGCGAAGGTGCTCGCTGCCGCATCCGTCACCTTCGCGACCGGCCTGCTTCTGCTCGCAGGAACCACCAATATCATGGTCTACACTGTCGCCTGGGTCGTGATCGGCCTCGGCGGCGCGCTCGGGCTCTCGGCGCCCTGCTATACGGCGGTCGTCGAGCGCGAAGGCGCGAACGGCAAGCGCGTCATCGCCATTCTCATGCTGTTCACCGGTCTCTCGGCCACCATCTTCTGGCCGATCCTGACGCTGCTCAACGATGCCTTCGGCTGGCGCATCACCTTTCTCATCTGCGCGGCTTTGCACATTTTCGTCTGCCTGCCCCTGCATCTCTTCGGCCTGCCGAAACCGGTTGCCAGCCACACGCAGGGAGCGGCGGCCGAAACGCCGCCGGTGGAGCTGACGCCGACCGATCGCCGCAAGGCCTTCCTGCTGATTGCAGCGGCCACCACGCTCTGCAGCTTCATCAGTTTCGGCATTGCGCCGTCGCTGCTCGAAATGTTTCGCCAGTCCGGCGCAACGCCAGCCTTTGCGCTGCAGCTGGGGTCAGCACGCGGCGTGATCGGCATTTCGGCCCGGGCGCTCGACATGCTGCTCGGCAAGCGTGGCAATCCGATCCTCACCTCGGCCATGGGCGTCGGCCTGATGCTGCTCAGCTTCCTTATGCTCCTGCTGGTCCCGCCATCGACATCGCTGCTCATCACTTTCGTCTTGATCTATGGCTTCGGCTCCGGCGTGCTCGCGGTCGCCCGCGCGCTGCTGCCGCTCGCGCTTTTTTCGGCGAAGGAATACGGTCTTCAGTCGGCCCGCCTGTCCACGCCGCAGAACCTCGCCAACGCGATTTCACCCGTCATCTTCACCGCCATGCTCGACTACGCCGGCGCCGGCGCGACGATTCTTGCCTGCGCGGGCCTCGCCGCTATCGCAATGGTTTTCGTGATTGCCCTGATGGGGCTTGTGCGCAACGCGGTTCCGAGTACGCAAGCGGCGTAAGCGCTAGCCCTCCGTCACCACCCGAAACCGCATCTCGGCGCAGAAGAGCCGCGTCTTCGGCTCGCGCCGGGCTTTCGTCGAGACATGTTGCAGGTTGATCAGTCTCTGCGTTGCGAGCGGCAAGGCCGCATCCTGCAGAAGCGCTACGGTCATGCCGGCGATCGCTTGCGCCTGGCGTTGGCCCTGCATGTCGGACCATGCCTGCAGGGTCAGCAGATGCTCCTCGCCCGGCTCGGTCGCGGTCGAATAGTCGTTTGTCGTCACCTCGGCGATGACGAGGGCCGGCAGGTGCCTGCCCGAAACCAGCCTGTCGCTGATGCCGTCGGGGCCGATCAACGCCGTCAGGTCGGCATTGGCCACGAGCGTGGTGCAAATGGCCTGGAGCAATTCGTTGGCGGCGCTCATTTTCTACTCCTTTGCGGACGTGGTGTAGCGGGTGCTGCAACCATCTGCCGAAGGGCGGCTGCGAGATCGGGGATCGTGATTGTCGCAAGGACGCTCATCCGCTCTTCTCCTCGCAATGGCAGATCAGGTATCGCCTCGTTTCATCAGGATCCTGCGTGGCGCCGATCCAGAAGATGCGCGCGCCCTTGCGCAGTCGCATGCCGGCTGCAACGTCGCTGCGCCAGCGCAACCAGATGCGGTGGGTGAGCGTGAAGGTCTCGCCGCCCGCCTCCTCTTCCACGGTGTAGGTCACCGGTTCGATCATAGCCCAGGTTGCGGCCTTTTCCTCGAAGGTGATGGTTGCGCCGCCCTGGCGGTCCGGCGTTTCAACCGCCACCTCCAGCTCCAGCCGGGCATTCATTCGGCCGGGATCGAAGAAGGTCGAGCGCATGGTCAGAGACCTCGCAGCAGGAAGGGCGCGATCAGCCGGTCGTATCCCGGCGGGATCAGGGCCGGCTGGTCATCTGTCGCGACGACTCCGCGGCAGGAGAACATCTGCGCGACATGGGTAAGCATCGCCCGCTTCAGCGTACCGGGAACGTCCGTCGCCGATGCGCCGAAGCCGGCGGTGAAATCGACTTCCATGCCGTTGATGGCGCGGCCGCGCCTCAAGCGCTGCGTCAACATCAGACGCGCGGGGCGTCCCTGCCCATCCAGCACATGGCCTTCGAGCGAGACGGAGGATGCCTCGCCGTCTCCATCGTAAATCGTCACTGATTCAATGGATTGCACCGGACCCCTGGCAATCTGAATCACGCCGTCTTCAGAAACTGAATCAAGATAGAGCCGCCAGCCCTGCGTCATCAGACATAGGCCAGTGGTGCGCTCCAGATGCTCGCGGGCGACGCGGATCAGAGCGGTGACGAGATGGTCTTCGTCCGGCGTATCGAGGCGCAGATGCGCCTTGGTCTCGGCAAGGGTCAGCACCTCCGCCGATGGCGGGGTGATCAGGGCGTAGGTCATGGAGGTGTCCTGCTTTCTACCTCCCCCTTGAGGGGGGAGGTCGCAGCGAAGCTGCGGGGGGGGGTGATGGGTGGGGATCACCCCACCCGGACCTTCGGTCCTCCGGGCGAGCCACTGGTCTCGCCCGTCCTTCGGACTCCCCTCAAGGGGAGGGTAAGTGCTCAGCTCGCCGCAAACTTGATGAGCTTGATTGCCTCGAAATCCTGCACGCCGCCGCCGACACGCTTGGTCGTGTAGAACAGCACGTAGGGCTTGGCGGAATAGGGATCGCGCAGGATGCGCACCCCGGTGCGGTCGACGACGAGATAGCCCGACCGGAAGTCACCGAAGGCGATGGCGAAGGCATTGGCTGCGATATCAGGCATGTC